GAGACGGGTTGGTAACCTCAATGACTCAATATCATTGGTTTTCCTGCGGTTTTAACGCAGTTTTTGTTAGCGGTTGGTTCCGCATTACGCAAGTTAATTGAACTTATCAACATACCAGCGTGGTTATTATTGTCATTAATGATTAATATAAAGTATGAAGTATTGGGGGGTTATAACTCACCGTGTGAGAAAATCAACAAACGAACCCGACAACATTGAACGAACAATGTACAACAGAAATATTAAGATCCTGTTTTGAACAATAATGGCCATTAATGGTTGAACAATCAGGCGGTTACATTCCCGCTATAATAAAAACAAACATGAGCAACCTTTTCAACAAGACTGAAACAGCAGCAAATGTGGTTTTAAACCCTTCATTAGTCAAAGAAGTTAAAAACAGACCCCTCGTTGATGGGAAAATCAATAAGGTTTGGTTACCTAAAAACCGGAATACTAGAACTAAGTCGCAGCGACAAAATACAGATGAATCTGTACATTCAATTGAAGCAGAACGATTTGTTAACTCCTCCAATCGAAGAAAGGAGAATTTTTCTTCAACCCCAGCCCAAACTATTTTGCAACAAAATTCAGAAGCTGGATCACAAATATCACAACATAAGCAACAACCCCCTATTCGCCATTTCGAACAACGCGAATATCAACCTATTTCCAATAAACCTGCTAGGAAGACTCGGCAGGGTGGCCATACAAAGAAAGGAACCGATATTAGATCGGTGTGGAAGAAGAAGAAAGTAGAATGTAAAGGTGATGAAGTAGTGATAAAGAAAAGTGCGTGTAAAGGAGGTAGACAAGGGAAAAACACACACTTAGTTTCTACGAGTACTGTAGCATCAATTCAACAATTATTAGGTGAGAATGATGCTTTGAAAGAATGTCTTGACGACGTTAATGATGACCTAATTGATTTACACCAGGAGAATCGATTTGAGTCACAGCCAATAGTTTTATCCAATATCACCAAGGAAGAAGTTGAACAATCTTACCCAATAAAGGTGCTGAAACAAAAGAATAAGTCTGGTTTTTTATTAGATAATTTTAATGGACGGAGTCTATTGACAACAATGAATAATTATAAGTTCGATAGGTTAAAGTTTCTTGGTTTTTGGAATCGATCATTAATAGCCAATAGTATGGGGTTTGTAGAGCATTTTGGTATGCACTTGAGAGTTTGTAATTATTATACATTCCAATTACCGTCTTCGTTATTGTTCGAATTAGGCGCATGGTGGGCTCAGTACAAGCATGATATTGATTTGAAGGCTTATAACGTTAGTATAATAAAATGTCAGCAGTTGTTAAGACAACTTAATTTATGTCCTCGGGATTTTTATGTGGCTATGACTTTTGCACCAGCCATGGCTTATATGGAGTTCTTCAATATTAGTCAAAATGTTAATAGAGTAATCAATAGAGCTTTTTTGGATTTGGGTTGTTGTTTTGGTTGTTGTAAGAATGATGATGCTGTGGATGACAGTTTTGATGGTAGGGAGACTCAATTAAGAGGAGAGAAGACGATGTTACCCGATCAGTTACCTTTAGACTGTACGTTAATTAGGAAATTTGACAAAAGTAAACCAGACGACTGTATACAACGTAGTCTTAGTTTACAAGGATTATGTCCAGATACAGTCATACCTATAGTACCACCTAGTAATGCTGAACAAGAAAGGGATACTATTGTTAATAGAGTTTTTCAGCAAGGAGATTGTGTGGCAGATGTTGCCAAGGAATATGTAGACTTTTTGACAAAGCATTGTTTTGATATATTTGGAGCTAGAACACTTATAGAACCTATGGAATGGTCTAGTTGGATTAATGGTGTCAATTCAAAGCCTAGCGTGAAGTTAGAATTGATTGCTGCTAAGAAAGAATTGGATGAGTTAGGTATTGATGCTTATAGTGAATTAACGGAAATACAATTGAAGGAATGGTGTTCAGCTGAAGCTTTTGTTAAACAGGAGAAATTGTTATATAGTCGTAATAATGTACTTATCAAGAATAAGACAGCTCGTTTAATACAAGGTAGTGATGCCCATTTTGTGGTTATTGTTGGTCCATGGATGTCTGCTTTTAATGGTTATATCAAAGCACAAACTAGTTGTTCAAATATTTGTTTTGCTTCAGGTAAAACTGTTAAAGAATGTGCGGAATTTTTACATGTTGATGATCCGGGCACATTAGAGGAAAATGATTTTGGTAAATTTGACACCAGTATACGGAAGGAGTTTTTGGAGGGAGAAAATGTTGTGTTTAGAAGTTATGGTATGCCTCACGCAGCATTGCAACTTTGTGAATATAAGGCTAAATTACTTAGGGGTGTAACCGCCAATGGTTGGCAGTACACAGCACCACCGCAACGTGAATCAGGCACAGTTCAGACGTCATTAGGCAATGGTATTCATAATATTAGTTCTCATTCTTTTTTTGCTATGAAGGCCAACAAATGGGATTGGAATGATTGGCGTCAAAATTTTAGAATATTGGTACAAGGTGATGATATGTTGTTGAAATATAATGGTGTACCTATTAATTGGAAGAAAAATTTTGCTTTATTAGGTTTCGATGCTGAAGGTATTAGTCGTATTCACAATTATGAGGCTTGTTTTTGTTCTAGGAGATTGTTAAAGGGTAGTAAGGGTTGGTTCTTTGCTCCTAAGATTGGTCGAATTTTGCAAAGAATTGGATTTGGATTGAAGGTGAACCCTAACTTGGCTGGAGCCAGATATATGAAAGGAGTTTGTTT